CTTCCATGAGTTTCGTGAGCCATTTATTGGTGGTGGTTCTGTGGCAATTGAAGTTACTAAGCGTTATCCTAAAATTCAAGTCTGGGTGAATGACCTTTACAATCCTCTCTATAACTTCTGGTGTATCCTTCGTGATGAACCACAAGAACTATATGAATGTATCAAAGGATATAAAGAAGATTACGATACTCCTGAACTTGCCAGACAACTCTTCAATCTGATGAAGGAGCACCTAAATCATGAAGAAGCAGAAGATTTTTACCGTGCTGTTGCTTTCTACATCATTAACAAGTGTAGCTTCTCTGGTCTGACTGAGAGTTCTTCTTTCTCTCCCCAGGCAAGTGTTAGTAACTTTTCCATGAATGGTATTGAAAAGATCCCTGAGTATGGTGAGTTGATCAAAGATTGGTTCATCACCAACTGGTCCTACGAAGATATGCTGACGGATAAGAATGACATATTTACTTATCTCGATCCTCCTTATGACATTAAGGATAATCTCTATGGGAGAAAAGGATCAATGCACAAAGGATTTGATCACGATAAGTTTGCTGCTGATTGTGATCGGTTTCTTGGTCCTCAACTCATTTCGTACAACAGCAGCAACCTCGTGAAGGAGCGGTTCCAGGGATGGACAGTTGGAGAATTTGCACATACTTACACCATGCGCTCCGTGGGGTCCTATAATACAGATCAAGCACAACGCAAGGAACTCGTCCTTTACAACTACCATGAAAGTTAAAGTCCAACTCTATGTCGCTGGTCGTCTGTTCGATGAGATTGTCGAAGCAGCGAATTATAAGGATGCCAGGGAGACTGCCCTGGCACGTAATCCTAAAGCTAAAGTTGTAAATGTAACTGCTGTATTCAACTAATGTGGAGACTATGGTGTAAAGCACTTGGAGAGAAAGCTACCAATGATGACAGAGAAGCAGACAACGTTGCTTATATACGGACTATTATATTTCTCACTTATCTCATTACTAACCTTTTTATTATTGCGGGGGTCATAAGACACTGGAATGACATACCAACTGAAAGATTACCTATACAGCATCAATCAATCAAAGAAAAGTATTCTTGATGATGATGCTGATGCTGAAAAAGCATACCCACCTTACATTGTCAATCGCTGCCTGAGTTCTTTTACTGATACAATCTTATTTGTCAATGAGATGAATAAGAACCCTCACTTGCCTAAGAAACTTCAGTATGATTTTTTGCTAAATAGTGTCAAACCAAGGAAAAGATTTTCTCCTTGGGCTAAGAAAGATTCTATTGATTATCTTGAAGTAGTCAAAGAGTATTATGGTTATAATGACGATAAAGCACTCCAGGCACTCAGGATTCTCACCAAGGATCAGTTAGATCATATTACAAAGGTACTGAACAAAGGTGGAAAGAAATGAGTGGCGAAACTGAAATCCAGTGGAAACAATCTGATATGGTGGAAGTGGTTTTAAATGAACCAGATGACTTCCTTAAAGTGAGAGAAACGCTGACTAGAATTGGTGTAGCTTCTCGTAAAGAAAAGAAGATCTATCAATCCTGCCATATCTTACACAAACAAGGTAAGTATTATATCGTCCATTTTAAAGAGTTGTTTGCTCTGGATGGTAAGAATACTAACCTGTCACTAAATGACGTACAGCGTCGCAATCGTATTATTCAACTCCTAAGTGACTGGGGATTGATTACTATTGTGACCCCAGATAAAATTGCTGATCTAGCGCCACTCAATCAAATCAAAGTGCTTGCTTTCAAAGAGAAGGACGAATGGACCTTGGAAAGTAAATATAATATTGGAAGAAAGAAAGCAGTAGAATAAACCGTAGTATTCATGGGGGTTTTCATCACCTCCATTTTTTATGCTTCTCATATAATTACTAGTGTGATGCCTGACGGGTCACATGTAAACGTCGCTTTTTAGGACAATGGTAACATTTAACTGGGAAACATATACCCCTTACTCTATTGGTTTTGATGAAACATTCAGAAGATTGGAAGCTATTGCAGGTGGTGGATCAAGCTACCCTCCGTACAATGTGGTTGACGGAGACGATGGCACAACCGTACTTGAAGTCGCTTTGGCTGGATTTACAGGTGAAGATATTGAAGTCACAACTGAACGACATGTTCTAACTGTTGCTGCTTCAAAATCAAAAGAAGATAAGGAACGCAAGTATCAACACAAGGGCATCTCTCAAAAATCTTTTAGTCGCAGTTGGCAGATGGCAGAAGATGTTGAAGTTGAGAGTGTAGACTTCAAGGATGGACTACTAACAATTGTGTTGAGAAAAGAACTTCCCGAAAAACAAAAACGAAAGAAGTGGTTCTAAATATCGAGGGCAGCTTGACGCTGCCCTTTTTTAATGCTAAACTAATATCACAAATCTAATAACCTATGGCAGTATCAATTATTACATTAAAGACAGGTGATAGAATTATCACCGATTTGAAAGAAGCTTATGAAGGTGAAGGTGAAGACAAGAAAGGGATTTGTCTCATCATGGAAGAACCGTATGTTCTCAATCTGGATGGATCAACACCTCAATATTTAACTGAAGCACATGGTATGGAATACCAAGTTCGCTTTAGTAAATGGAATCCTTATTCTCCAGACACGATGTTTAAGATTCCATATGATTGTATTATGACAATCAGTAATCCAGAACCAGGATTACAAAAAGCATATGAAGGTAAAATTACACAAAAGAGAGAAATTGAGAATGGATCTGAAAACTAATCATAATGTACGAATTGTAACACTTGTAACATCCGAACGTATCCTGTGTCTATTTGGTGAAGTTAGGGACGATGAAAATAAAGTAATCGGATATAAGTTAGTATATCCATTCTCACTAACACTTTCTTCTCCAAACGAAGATGGAACAATTCCAATTTCATATAGTCGTTGGTGTCCTTATAGTCCAATTGAAGAACATCGAATTAGTGGAGATCATATTATTAGCGTTGTGTATCCTGATAATGGTATTCTTGATAACTACGTTAGTAAATTGAAAGAAGCAGGATTTACAGAAGATCAATTATTTTATCAAGAAAAAACAGAGGTAACTGATGGAGATAACAGCGAACCTACTGAAGCTGGCGAATGATTGGATTATCGCTCAGGTAGAGGAGATTGAGGGTGCCACTTCGATAGGTGACCCTGATTGCGTCCTGAGAGATCCATACGTGGTAGAATGTGATGGGGAGATCAGACCATGGCCTCCTCATTCAAATGACAAAGAAGTGATTGTCAGATCGTCTGACATTACAACACTTGTCAATCCAAGCACCAAACTACTTGCTGCTTATCTCTGTAAGATCGAACCGCCAAAGTCTGAATGAAGTTTTACACAAACGTTGAACAAGCTGGCAACCGTTTGCTAGTTCGTGGTTATGAAAATGGCAATCGTTACAGCGTCAGGGTTCCTTTCAACCCTACGCTGTATTTGCCTACAAAGAACTATTCTAAATGGCGTACTCTAGAGGGTAAGTGTGTTGAACCACATAAGTTTGGTTCGATCACAGAAGCACGAGAGTTTGTCAAACAATACGAAAGTGTAGATGATTTTGAGATCCATGGTAATACTAGATTTCTTTATCAATATATTGCGGAAGAACACCCAGAAGAAGAAGTCAAGTTCGACAGCAGTAAGATCCGTGTATTTACGATCGATATTGAAACCGCTGCCGAAAACGGTTTCCCTGACATTGCAACTGCCGATCAGGAGATACTTGCCATCTCAATCAAGGACAGTTTCTCTGGTCGCATTACTGTCTGGGGAGCACGACCTTACGACAACAAAGATCCGATGTTGATTAAATGCACTTCAGACACGAAGAAAGCATGTTATCGGCTTTCATAGACTTCTGGCAAGAGAACTACCCAGATGTGATTACTGGTTGGAACGTACAGCTATTCGATATGCCGTACATTCACAATCGTATTGATCGTGTATTGGGAGAGAAATTCACTAAACTTCTTTCTCCTTGGAAACTTGTATCGACCCGTGAAATCTATATCAAAGGTCGTAAGCAGCTTGCTATCGATACTCTTGGTATCTCTACGCTTGATTATCTTGAACTGTATAAGAAATTTACTTACACAAACCAAGAGAGTTACAGACTGGATCATATC